CAAGGCTTACACGCAGGCTCGCAACAAGATGATGCAATACAAGGTCATGCTCGACAACGATAGCCTGGCACCGTCGGTGCGTGCTGACCTGCTTGCCAAGTACGAAACAAAGCGTGCCGAGCAGGCCAAGCACAAGTCTGAGTACAACAAGCGAGTTGCAGTGCTGCAAGCCTCGCTGACCAACTAACCTACCCCACCCCCCGCAAGAGAGAGAGACCCCATGAGCATGCAGATTGCCAAGAACCAGCACCCCGTCGAGGGCTGGCTGTCCAACCCCGACAACTTCGCCAAGGTCGCCAACGCGCTGCCGACGCACCTCAATGCCGAGCGCATGCGCCGGCTCTACCTCACCGTGTTCAACAACAGCCCTGACCTCAAGGCGTGCAGCCCTGCCTCGGTCATCGGTTGCCTGCTCAAGGCTGCCCAGCTCGGCCTCGAGCCAGATGGTGGCAAGCTCTACCTCATTCCTCGCAGCGGCAACTGTACGGTGCAGATTGGCTATCAGGGCTACATCGAGCTCGCCCGCCGCTCTGGTCAGATTGCCGCTATCGAGGCCAACATCGTCTACGAAAGTGACGACTTCTCGATTGCCTACCATCTCGACAGCAAGTTTGAGCACCGGCCCAACCTGCGTCGTGCTGCCGATGACAAGGTGCTCGGCGTCTACTGCTATGCCAAGCTGACCTCTGGCGAGCGGCTGTTCACCTGGATGAGCCATGCCGATGTCGAGCATGTGCGTCGCACGAGCTCTGGCAACAGCAGCACTTGGACCAAGCACTGGGGCGAGATGGCGAAAAAGACGGTGCTCAAGCGTGCCGCCAAGATGCTGCCCAGCTCGATTGAGATGGCTGCTGCTATCGAGACCGAGGCCGAGCACGAGGGCTACCAGCAGGAGGCGCCTGTGGTGTCTCATCAGGTGGTGACGACCCCGACGGCGGTAGGTGGTGCCCGGCTGCCTGCTCCCCCGCCGCCCATCGAGGTGTCGGCCGAGGAGGTCGAGGTCACTGAGCTCACTGCAACCGAGGCTGCTACCGAGCCCCTCAACCTTGACGAGGTGCCGTTTTGAGTAACTACCCTCACGCCCGCGCCGTCCTGGCGTCTCGCATCGTGCAGCTGCACGGCACCCAGCACCGGCTGGCTCAGCTCCTCGGCGAGAGCCGGCAGCTGCTGCTGCAACGGCAGAAGTCGGCAGCCAAGTATGCCAACAGCCACGGCTGGTGGTCCAACGTGCTCATCATGGAGCCTACCTGGCTGCTCGAGGAGATGCAGAGCCGGCCGATGCCGAGCCCGATGTTGGTTGCCGCCGCTGTTGAGCTCAACCAGAACACCTACAACCAGTACCGCCGTGTTGGTGGTCGCCCCCGCAAGGTAAAGCCATGAGTACCGAACTCTTAGATAACATCGAAGAGTTGGCCCGCCGTGCCGTGGCGTGCAAGCGGTGGCGGTGGATGCCGGGCATGGCTGCTTGGACTGTGGATGCGGCGAGCGGCGAGGTTTACAGCGAAGGTGTGCGCATTGTAAGCCAACCGTGGAAAGCCGAGGGCCAAAGCGAGCGGGTTAGGGTGGTGGTTGACTTGCCCTTGCTTGTACCCTCGCTTGGCACTGCCTTTACAAGCACTCTGCTGCCTGACCTCACCGACCCTGCCACGCTCGGCTGCCTGCTGGCTCTGGTGCGTGAGGCGTGGGGCAACGAGGCCAGCGTCTCGCTCAACATCAGCAGCTTCTGGGCTGTTGGTGGCGCAAAGATTCAGAAGGGCAAGAGCGCAGGCCACACCATCAACCTGGGCATCTGGAAGCTCACCGAGGTCGAGGCCCTTGTTGCCGCGCTCGAGGTGGCACCATGACCAAGCCCCTACCAGAGATGTCGGTGGCCGAGCTCAATGAGCAAATCTGGCTGCACCACGAGATGGTCGGCCACCTCGAGCGCCGCAACCTGCGGTTCAAGACCAGCCTGCTCAAGTTCGAGACAGGGGTAGCCAAGAAGTGGCGAGACGACGAGACCGGGCATGGCCGGCTGTTTTGCGAGCTGGTCATCATGGGCCTCGATGAAGAGGAGCAGGCCATCGAGGCCGAGAGGACCGAGCTCTTCAAGGTGCTGGCACTAATCAAGACCGAGGCACAGCGCAGGGGGTTGGCATGAAACAGAAACCAGTGTGGACAGGCAAGCCAGCCAATGATTCTAACACCATGCCAGACTTCGCGTGTGTGCGCTGCAATGAGTACATGTGGGAGGTGTTCGAGAAGATTGGTCGCGATGGGCATGCCTACTACGGTGCGCGTTGTCATAACTGCGCTTGCTCGGAGTACGACCTGCCTGAAAGTGACTATTGGACTGTGCAGCGTCGAGGTGAACGGTGGCCACGAGTATGGCGACTGAGCAAAGAGGCTGCCCAGCACTTCATTGGAAAGCACAAAGACTTATTGGCTAAAGCACCAACGACTGCCGAACCAACACCACCGTGCAGCTACTCTGGCTGCACTGAGACTCAGACGCAGATGCATCATGTTGCCCCTCGCTCCATCTTCGAGGATGCTGACTGGTATCCTGTGGTCCCGTTTTGCCGAGCTCATCATGTGGCTTATCATCAACGGCTCGATGCATGGAAGGCAGGACCATGAGCTCAACAGCTGACAGGCGAGCAGAGGCCATCGAGCGCATCGGCAAGGTGCGTGCCGAGGTCGAGGCCAAGGATGCCGAGAAGGTAGCCAAGGCAGAGGCCGTCAAGCATCGAAAGCGGGAGACCAAGAGGCGCTGGGCACAGAACAACCCTGAACGGGCCAAGGTCCTTCAAGCCAAGAAGAACGCCAAGAAGAACGACCGCATCAATGCTCGGCTTGCGTCCGACCCTGCCTATCGTGAGGAGCGTAAGGCCAAGCGGCAGGAGAAGTACCAGGAGAGCAAAGACCAGCTCGCAGCCAAGCGTCGAGCCCGGCTCGAGGAAGTCAAAGCCATGAGAGACAAGTTGACCCAGTTGACTACCCTAACCCCTACCCAGGTCATCATGAGCGCCGCACAGTCCGGTAAAGCCAGAGAGTTGACCCGCATCATCTACACAGGCGTGGACCCGGGCAAGAGCGGCGCCATCGCCAGCATCGACCAGGACGGCACCATCCTCAAGGTCTCGAGGTTCAATCAGGCCGACACCGAGGGGCGCATCGCGCTCATCATCGGTGACCACTTTGCCGAGCTCGAGGAGTGCATCCACGCCGCAACCATCGAGCGTGTCGGAGCCATGCCCAAGCAGGGTCTGAGCAGCACCTTCGTCTTTGGCCGTGTCTATGGCGAGGCATGGGCCGGACTGGTGCTCAGTAAGGCCCGCGTGTCGAGCGTCACACCCTCTACCTGGCAGAGTGACATGAGGCTGCCCAAGAAGGTCGAGTACGCTGCACACAAGCGAGCCATCAAGGCCGAGGCCGAGACACGTTGGAGCCGCACCTTTACGCTAGACCAGGTGGACGCAGTGTGGATAGCAGAGTGGGCAAGACTAAAGGGGCCGTGGTCGCGTAACGCAACAGCAGGAGGGTAGCCATGCAAGAGGATTGGGACAGACCACTGATGCCTACCAAGGCCCTGCTCGAGCTCTACTTTGGTGGCGACTGGCACGCCATGAGCGGCAACCGGGTCTACTCGCTCGGCTCTCATACTCCTGTGCCTCACACGATGGCGTTGACCTCGACCTACGGGATGCTGCGCATGGAGCTGCGTCTGAGTGAGGGCGGTCTGTTCTTGGCAGCCATCACCTACGAGGACTTTGAACAGCCTCTGGTGGTGTCAGCAGGGGCCGTATTCACCGAGGCAATCAGCTGTGTGCTGCGTGCCTACCGCAACACCGTCAACAGCCTGCCACAGCCCTGCGATACCCTGCCTGACGAGCGCGGCGCCTACTACCGACAGCACCTTAAGTTGAAGAGAGGACCAGCCAAATGAGCACAGCCTACTCGTACATGGTTGCCGGCGTGAGAGTAGTGGCCGACAAGGACAAGGTGCAACCAGATGCACTGCTGCTTGGCTTTATGGTCATCTTCTTTGCCTATGTTACCTGGCTGTTGGTGCGCTCCGACCGTGAGGAGCCATGAGCGCATTCATCAACACGGTTGTGGACCTCATCATGAGAGACCCAGTCATCGTCGTGCTGGGCATCATCCTACTTATCTCTACTTTCGCTGACCAAATCGACCGCTGGTGACCCGATGACCCTTGATGCAAAGCAGATGAGGCGCAGGCCTCTCGATGATGAGGGCGACATCGCCCGACCCGACCGCCTCGAGGCGCTTGCCATGCGTCGCATTGTGCTCGAGCGAGGCTACTGGCTGTCACCCATGCACACTACGGTGCCGCTGCCCAAGTTCGACAGCAAGGTGCGTGACCTCGACATCACCGAGGCACACAGCACAGCGCCTGTCGTGTCTCGATTCTTGACCGGCAAGAGCGTGCTCGACCGCATCGACAACCCGGGACAGAAGCGCAACATAAGCACGAGCCTGCACGACAAGACCACCAACCATGCAGCACTGATGCAGCACGAGCGTCTGAGCTCGGCCGAGCGTGAGGTGTTGGAGCGCACCAAAGAGGAGCGGCGCAAGACTGAGATTGAGGACAAGCAGCTGCGCATGCGCGAGGTCGAGGCCGAACTGCGACCCCAGCTCACCGAGGAGGATAAGGCGCGCAACCTTGCCAAGGGCAACCGCATCAAGGCCAAGGCAGCCAAGTACGAGGCCGAGCAGAAGCGGCTCAAGGACCTGCGAGACAAGACTGTCGAGGCCAAGCGCGGCATGACCCCAACGCAGCGAGAGGAGGCCGACCTGCGGCGCAAGCGTGAGCAGCATCGAGACCGTCGAGCCAAGGCCAAGGCAGCCCTTGCAGCCGAGCGTGCCGTGGTGCCTGCCCCTGTCGTCGAGGCCCCCGTTGTCCTGGCGCCTGTCGTCAAGCCCGGCAAGATAGGTCGGCCGAGGATAGTGGCCCCGCTCAACCTCGAGCCAACCGTGCAGCTGGTGCCGGCCATCGATGAGGCATACGCCACGCCCCTGCATGACATCATCGCCAAGTGCGTGCATGAGCGACTGGTCGGCTGGCGCATCTACGAGCGCAAGGTAGGCAGGACAATCACCGAGCAGGCCGAGGCCGAGGCTACAAAGGACATCGAGGCCAGCATCATGGCTAAGTCTAACGAGCAGCCCGACTACCTCTACAAGTGGATGGAGCGCCGCATCATTCACACTCGCTCGGCCGCCATCATCAAGCGTGAGAAGAGGCGCGGCAACCTCGACAGTGACACGTCCATGCAAATCAGAGCAGCCATCAACCCCATGACGGCCAAGCGCCTGGCTCTTGCAGAGCTCACGCCAGAGGAGAAGGCCGACCGCCGCCGAGCCCAGCAGGCCGAGTACAAGCGCACCCGTCGCAGTAAGGGTAAGGCATGAGGCAGATGACACCAGAGCAGCGGGCTGATGCTATCGCTCGCATCATGGCTGTTGTAGAGGCCAAGCGAGCCGAGGATGATGCGGCCGCCGATTCGGTGGCTACGGTTGCCAAGGTCAAGACGGCAGCACGCCGAGCAGCCTGCAAGGAGTATACCAAGCGGTGGCATGACAAGTGCAAGGCCAAGCGTGAGGCCGACCCTGTCTTGCTCGCAGCCTACCTCGAGCAGCAGCGCATCTACAACCGAGCCAACTACAAGCGCAAAAAGGAGCAGAAGCCGTGAGCACCCCATCGTACAAGCGAGATGCGATTGAGTACCGGCGCGAGGTCATGGTGCGCACTGTGGCAGCGTCGACTGGTTATGCCTGGTCGCTGGCCTCGCAGCCCTTTGCCGACTTTATCCTGACCAAGCGAGGCACCAGTCGTGACCACTTTATCTTGGTCAAGGTCTACGAGTGCATGAACCCGGGCACAGGTGACCTCTGCATCGACGCTGCCGAGTGGGCCGCTGGTACGATAGCAGCTCGTGCCCTCGGCTGTGCCTTTGGTGTGCTCAGACGCACGCCAGACGGTGTGCAGATGATGGTCAACGGCATCGACAATGATGGCCATAAGCCAGAGCTCGAAGTCGCCAACGGCTTTGTCGAGGTTCGGATTGCCACCGACTGGTTCGGCCCCAACGTGCAGCTGCCCAATGGTCAAACATGGCAGCACCTCAAGGCAGATTAGGGTGGTGTGACCGGCCCCCGTGAGGACCCGCATCCATGACAAGCCGGCCACACCGTAAGTTTACTCGTCCCAGTTGTTGACTTGGGTTTCGAGTCGGCCAACGCGCTTGCCAAGGTCCTGCACATCGTCGGCCAGCCTGTTGAGGGTTGCGCCGTCGGGCATCTCGTCGATGCGGTGGCGCATCTCTCTGACCTCGGCTCTAAGCTCTTTCCACTCGTCACGCATCATGTTGAAGGCAAAGGTGCCAAGCAAGAGGATGATGGTCGATGCAACAGAGCCAATGACGGTGATGACGCGCCACATGGTCGGCAGGCCCACCACAGACTTGGCAGCAATCGACTCTACCGACCCGGTGCGCTCACTTGCCATGGGTGTCAACCGAGGTCTTGGCTGCGTCGGCATCGAGAGCCCGCTCAACCTTGGTCTTGAGCTCGACATTGCCGGCAGCAAGAGCGGATACGGTGCTGGCGAGAGCAACCCACATGGGAATGGTGACCGCACCCATGCCGCCTGTGATGGCCGTAACAAGGACGGGCACGACGGTGCCGATGAGGCCACCTGCAAGAAGGCCCCAGTTGATGCGACCTTTGCTGTGTGTCAGCTTGACCATGTTGCCTCCAAATCGTGACTAGAACTTGTGCCAATGGAAAATAAACTCCGGTTGAAACCGCATCAGGCATCGCCCGTTGGCAGGATACGCAACAACAACCTCTGTCATCGCCCTACCCCAAATGCGGAAGCCCTCCTGCAAATCGTCGCCGAACTTGCAGAACTGACCGTTGCCTTGCTGCCCCAACCAAGCGCCAACTTTGATGTTGGATGAATAGGGCGAGATGCAGACCCACACGAAGTCGCCAATCTGCGGCATAACGACTAGCGACCCCTCCGCGACGGTCGACGGATAGATGCCAGGGGTGAGACTGTCGCAGCCCTGCACGATGACGCCGTAGGGTTCCGCGTATTCGTCTGCCGACAGGCCCACCGTGTTGGGAGCGGTCAGGGTCACACCGTAGCCCTCAAGGCCTGTGAGATTGCTGCTGATTGCCGTGATTGGATTGAGAATCTTGTCCATGATGCCTCCTAGACTGTTGCAGGGTCGAACCAGCCGACCGTTTTGCCGATGATTTCAGCGTCTGACCACTTGTGCGTCTTGCGATAGACACCGTCACCCTCTCGGCTCCCGGCTGCGTTGGTGTTGCCCTCGATGGTATGGAAGCCGACAGCGTCGACTGCAACCACGATGCCGGTGTGACCTTGGCACCAAGAGCCCCTGCGAGCCGCATCTGCTGCCGCTGGGTTCTGAGCTCGTGACCAGATGTAGCCTGGCTTGACCTTGGTCTTGAAGTCGACATCGAGAGGCGTGACCTTGACAGCCCTGTGGCCGCTCATCTGAAAGAGCGAGACGGCCGAGCCAGAGCACCACTTAGGCGGCTTGGCGAGACCTCGGCTGCTCATGACGCACCAGCTCACAAAGGCAGCGCACCAAGGCGAGCCCTTGGTCATGCCGAGGCAGTGGAGGTACTTCTCGACATCGGGGCCTGCGTTCTTGCCGACCTCTCGCACGCCCTTGTTGGCCTCGGCCGTGGCGGCAGCGATGAGAGCCAGAGCAGCCTCGGTGACATTGAGAGGCGCGGCAGGCGGTGCGGCAGGTGCAGGCGGTTCTCTGAAAGCAGCGAGCGTGCCGGGTCCCAGCTTGCCGTCGGCAGGTACCCCATGCTGCGCTTGCAGGGTGCGCACAGCAGCGGCAAAAACAGGGGTAGAAGGGTCAAGCGAGCGCAGCGGTAGAGGTAGGTCGGTCACCTGCCAGAGCACCCCTGCCTTGCTGCTGTTGTAGGCTACTGCTGCATCGCTCATAGGTCAGTCCTTCTTAGGCCGGCCGCGCTTGGCCTTGACCACTGGGGTCTTGGTCTCGAGCTTGGCGATGTCGGCAGCGAGCGCAGCCTTGGCGGCAATCTTGTCCTTAAGCCAGCCGGGCTGCTCGAGGTTGGTCACCTTTCCGATGACCACATCCTTGGGCTGCTCCTCTTTGAAGTCCCAGGTGATGCCGCTCGAGGTCGGTGTCTCGACCACCACCAGAGGCTTGCCCGACAGCGTGACCCGCTCTCGCATGGCAGCCACGATGGCCTCGAGGGCCGCAAGGACAGCGGGCTCATCAAAGAACCGTGTGACCACCTCAATGTGCATGTTGCCCGGCGTCCTGACCACGATGCCGTCGCGCGTCGGGTACGAGGTGCAGTGCTTGAGCTCAGAGAATAGGCTGGCAAGTGAATGGATGCTCATGGTCTCGTGCGGGGGTTACGGGAGGTCGGCAGCGACAAGGACCTGCTCGGCAATGTAGATGCCAGAGATGGTCACTGGTGAGCCGGTGCCACTCACTACCTCAACCACTATGCCAAACCAAGTGTTGATTGGCACGCCAGTCACGACTCCAATGATAGAGCCTTGCCCAGTTTGGCTGATGGTCGCGTTTGAGGCGCCTGCTGTTATTTTTACGGCGCTCGTGTCACTGGCAACAAAGCCAACCATGAGCGTGCCGTTTGAGCTGGGCAGCGTGATGACGCGCATGCCGAAGGCTATCTGATACGATGCTGATGCCGTAGTCACCACCTTTGGCAGGCTGGCAATCAGGCGCCGGCGCGTGGCAAAGACGAACCTGTCACGCTGCACCAAGCTGTTCATGCTCGATGCCTCAATCCAATCGCCTGCGATAAGGCCAACAGGCTCGTCTGGCTCAATGACTGGTACAGTAAACGCCATTATTGCACCTTACAGTTGAAGCCGTAGATGTAGAGGTCAGAGGTGGCTGTGATGGTGCCGGTGTAGACGGTGTCGACAGAGGCGTCCTCGCCCCATGCAATGTCGTTCTGCACATTGGGTCCCCATGCAAAGCGCACCGGCAGGCCCATCATCACATCGGTGTAGCTCATGGCATCTCGCAGGCCCCACTGCTCGTCACCTGCTAGCACGCCGTTCATGAACCCAGCTGTTCCTGGCACGCGCCTGTCGCTTCTTGTTATGGCTGCTACCCTCGGCACTGGCATGTTGGCATGCGTGATGTCGGTGCCGACCGTAGCGCCTTGAGCGTCTCGCACTGAAAAGGTGATGTCAGGTGTAGCTTGATTAAGCGTGTAAGCCACTGCCTTGAAGCTGACCAGCAGCTGCTGCACCGACTCGTTGGTCTGAATAAAGAAGGCAAAGGTGAGCTCCTCGCCAGCCGGCAGCACGCAGTTGAGGAAACTGCCGCTGGTGATGTGTGTGGCCGCATTAGGTTGCAGCTCCGACATGCCTGCGTTGATGCGGTTTGCAATGGCATTGATAGGGGTCGGCTGCTGGTAAGCGTAGGGCGCAATCTCAGTCGGCTCATTCGCAACGATTTCAACTGCGATTGAGTACAGCTCGAGCCGGCCGAGCTCGTAGAGGTCGCCTTCAAAGCCAGAGGATGGACCACTACCAGGAGCGGTCGTGCTTGTTGTTAAGATAGGCGGGTTAGTCTCGATGTCGCCATAAATGACCAGCACGCCATCCGGTGGTTGGTCAGCGGCGAGGTTGTGTTTGAACGCGCACACCTGATAACTGAGCCGAGCGTTTTCGGCAGGAGCTGGTAGGGTCCCTGTCGTATCAATACGCAACAGGTGATACATCTCAGTGTACGAGCCCGCCGTTAGCGTGAACGGAAACGGGTTGCCACTGGCTGGCTGGCAAAACACTTGGTTGCCAACTGCACCTGCGAGGGTCACTTGACCAACCAAGTTGCCGATTTCAGAGGTCCATCCAATGTGGAAGCCTCGCAGGCCGCTCGCTGGGGTCGCATAGGTAAAAGGTATCTCGACCATCGTGGCCGTTGCACTGCCGGCAAAGAACTTCTGAACATAGACGCCATCGTCAATGCCGTGGATGGTAAAGGTGCCACCGAGGCTAGCGTTGGTGGTCTGACACAGGATGCGAAAGTTGTAGAACAACGCATTGATGCCAACATCGACAGTGATTGCGGTGCCGCGTCCAATGCTGGTTGAGGCCCACTTGACCTTGGGAACGCCAGCCGAGGTGGTTGGGTAGACAAAGGTGTTCAATCGGGAGAGCTGCGCAGCGTAGGCATTCACATTGTCTGTGAGCCGCTTGCCAATAAAGGCCGACAGCGGCTGGTCAGTGACTACGGTATCATCATCGAGCTTGGTCCAAGTCATGGCACCCACTTGCTTGCGTTGTCTATCGAGCTATCTACCTGCGCAGCATCGCTAGCCTGGAACACATCGTAGATGACATCGAGCACCGCGCTAAACGATGTTGCAGGCGCCAGCACAATGATGTCGCCTTGCACCGCGTAGTTCTCAAACAAAGGCAGGTTGAGAAAGTTGCCAGAGACACCCACGAGCGCACCCTGGTACTTGAGCGTGCCATACTGGTCGAGCAGCTGCACATCGTACCATGTGCCAATCAAGTCGTGCGTCAGCTCAAAGCACTGAGCATCTGAGGTAGGCGCACCCTCTGATGCAATGTCAGGCGACGCGGTGAAGTAGTTGGCATCGACTTGAATCAAGTCACCACCTGGCACATCGTCGACGCGGGCCGAGCAGGACCATACCGCTATCTTGTTGCTCACCGACAGGTAGCCGGGCAAGATGATTGTGTAGGCCGTTGTCGGTGTGGCCCAAGAGCGCGCTGCCTTGAGCACATAGCCTGTCAGCACCGAGACGCCCATCTCGCCGTTGCTGTTGACGATGAACTCGCTCGTAAAGGCGATTTCTTGCCCTATCTCGAGCTCGACCACCGAGTCACGCAGCGTCACATCGACCCGCGCTGCACTCTGGCTGTACCGCATGATAAGGCCAAAGGCGTTGGCAAGCAGCCGACTGGCGCCCCAGTACGGGTCATCAGGATTGCGGTTGTTGCAGTACCAGTGGCCTATGGTCATCTCCTTGCCAAGGCCGCTCGCTGCAAGCTCGATGTTGAGGTAGGGCACATCGTAGGTCAAGGCTGCAAGGTCACCAGATGAGGTTGCGACGCAGTACTTGGCAGTGACGCGCATGAGGCTTAGGCCCCGCTCAAAAGTCAGCTTGATGCTTGGGTCGGAAAACTGCGAGTCGTCGACAAAGGTAGGTGTCTGCCGAGGACCGGCCCATGAGCCAAAATAGAACTTGCCTTGGTCATAGACCATGTAGGCGCCAAGGCGCTTGAGGATGCCGTCGAGCACATCACCCACTGTCTTTGCCGAGGTGTGCTCGTAAGGCAGCAGGTATCTCTCACTCGTGCCGAGGTTGACAGTGGAGCCAGGTATGAATCCGACAAAATCTGGCGTGGTGAGGCCACGCACCAGAGCGTATAGGCTAGCCTGGTCGATGATGTCGTCAACGCTACCAACGTCGTATGGTAGCCATGCTGACTCGTGCACCGAGCGAGCCCCTTCGCCTAGGCTAAGCTGGCCGTTGACGCAGCCCAGCAGCAAGTCGACCATCAGAGTGTAAGGGTTTGCACTATCAACGCAGTTCTCGCCCCGTATGCCGGGCGCTTGGCTAGTGTTGGTCCCCCACCATGTGTGCCGGTCGCTACGACCAGAGGCCATGATGCCACCCTCTGGCTCTTGAGACTCAGAGGAGATTGTAACTTCTAGGTTGATGTTGGGCCCGATGCTACCAGTCTCGTAGTAGCCCTTCTCAAACCTCAACTGAAAGCCGTTGTTCAACGAGGTGACACCGCCATCGTAGTCGATGAACACCTCATTCGAGATTTTGATGATAGAGTTGCCGTAGTACTCAACCCCTTGATAGCCATCAATCTGCGCTATGCCGCCCTTGTCGCCTTCTCTTATCTGCCACATGTTGATAACAGTCTTGGCTGTCTCAGGGTTGTCAGGGTCAAACTGAGGACCGTACACGCTGTTGTTGTAGAGTGTGTTGGTCACAGCAGCCGCGAGCACCGCGTCCTCGGCAAGAGGCGTCACCTCGCCAGCTCGCCTTACGGTGTTGGCCGTAACAGACCCCCATGCTGGGATGAAAGGTGCCGACTTGATGTAGGCCATCATGCTCGCGCAATCGACCTTGATAAGGTTCTGCTGCCCTGCCGAGGTGTCGTTGCTCACCTTGTTGACATAGCCTCGGAAGATGAGCTCTTCATTCGAGCCATCCGTCTCTGTCGTCGTGATGACCACCGGCAGCTGCTCGCAGCCGCCAAGCGGGTTGGTGCCGTTGACATCGTAGATGATGGGGCCGATGATTTCAGACTGAGCAGTCATGCCTATCGGCACATTGGCACACCCCCATACCCTGTTGCCTGTCAGCGTAGGGCTGTTTGAAACTATCTGAAACACCGTGTTCTGCACGCGGTAGTAGTCGCCTACCGTGAACAGAGAAGGGTCAAGCACCGCTATCGTGACCGTGCCCTGAGCAGGCAACACATAGCCATTGATGCGCACCGGCTGATTATCGCTGCTATTGTACACAGGCACCTTGCCACGACTCATCAGCAGCTTGCGCGTGACATCCGTCGACAGGATGGTAAAGCTCGTGCTGGGGTCACTGCCCAGCGAGCCGAACACAGTTATCTCGCTGCTAAGCTGGTCAGACAAAGACACCACTGAGCCTGCGACAGTGCCAGTGTAAAAACCTGTCACCCGCGTCGTGAACACAGCAGCAGCATTGGAGCTGGTCTCGCCTACTCCGAGTATCTTGATGACTACGACGCGCTCGCTCATTAGGTCTCACCCCGGAAGATGAGGCCGGCCGTCGACCACAGCCTCGGCTCATCTGCCGCTGTCACAAAGTCCTCGGCCGAGCCCTTGTTGCTCACGCCTGGCATGCGGCAGATTTGGTAGGTGTCAGGTATTGTGCCATCCGTGATGGCTGCCTCTCGATAGAGCCGAAAGGTCTTGCCCTCGGCCGCTGCCTCAATCGTGCCCTCGAGCGTGTTGTTGGGGTCAGTCACCAGACGGTTGGCTGCGTTGGCGTAGATTTGGATAGCTGCCCACCACCGCGTGTAGTTGGCGCATGGAAAGATAGTGCTAAGCATCTCGAGGTCGGCAACCGCGCCCCAGTTGACCACATCCGTCGATAGCCCGCTCATGTCGCTCGAGCTCGAGGCCGCACGCTGCGTCAGCATCCTACGCACATCACCGGCCAACCCCGCAGGACCCCAAAACATGCCCGGGTTGATGTTCGTGAACTTTTCAACCGCAAGGTCTGAGAAGGTGGTGGTTGAGGTTTCAAAGCCAAACTGGTTGGCCTTTGGAGTAGTGCCAAAGTTGATGACTACAGGTGTTGCCGTCGAGTAGGTGAACTTGACTTGCAGCGGGCTGTTCGATGGGCCGGGACCGTCGGTGTAGACGAACTCCACCGCGCTTATCATGCCCGGATAGACCGCGTTGATGGACTCGGCTAGGTAGTCGGCCGCTGTGTCGTTGGCTGCTGCCTTGGTGACCGTGCTGCTGATGCCAAAGCCATACCGAACCTGCGCTGCATCGTAGGGCGCTGGCGGTGCGTTGCCGTCGACATTGATGATGCCGACCGATTCTGACCAGGTGATAAGCGGAAAGTTCATTGTCAGGCTCCTTGCATGAGCAGGCCGCGTGCACGGGCGCTCTCTTGCAGCATGGCAAACTGCCGCGCCATACTCTCGCCGTCGGCAAAGACTGAGTCAACACGCAGGTTGAATGCGTAGCTGTTGCTGGTGCCTTGACTGCCCTCTGATGCCTTCTCTGTGGACGGCGTCGTGCCTGTCGGCTTAGCCGTCGGCATCATCGCGTTACCGATGGCATAGGCCGCCAAGCCTGCAGCTGCCATGGGCACAGCCAAGGGGTTGAGTGCCGCTGCCATGATACCAGCCTCGGCCATGGCCTTGTCGCCTTGCCCGATGATGATGTTGCCGAGCGCCGAGCGTGCCATGTCGCCCGCTGCCTTGGCCGAGAGCTTGCCGATAGCCAGCTGCTTGCCGGCAGTCTGCATGTAAGTGCCCATCTCGGCGCCTGCCAGGTCTTGAATGCCCTTGAGGATGCGAGCGTTGCGCTCCTCTTTCTCGGCCACAGTCAGCTCGCCTCGAGCACGAAGCTCGGCATCATGCTCATCATTCATCTGCTTCTCAAAATCCTTCAAGCGTTGCAACGCTGCTACTGATTTCTCGTACTTCGCATCGCGCTGCTCATCATCCCACTTCATGTTATCGAGCTCAAGCTGCTGCTCGCCCTTGGTGTTGGCTAGCCGCAGGTCGTTGATGGCCTTGAGCTCACGAGCCTCTATCTCTTCTGCCGTCTCAGTCGGTTTTGCAGGACCGCCGGCGCTGACTCGGCCGGCCGTAGGTGCTGGTGCTGCTGTGTTGGCTGCTAGGCGCTCTTCAGCGTACTTCTGCTCGAGCTCAGCCCTCTGAGTCAGTAGCGTGTTGCGCTGCGCCAACTCCTCAGTGCCAATGTCATTGTTGTCTGCCACAGCGGCAGCGTATGCTTTGTTCTCTCGCTCTCTCACTGTGGCCATCAAGCGCGAGTCTCTCTCAAACATGGCTTGTGCCCGCTTGTTGATGCTCTCGTTGCTCTCTGGCTGCACATGCCCTGGCCTATTCCTCTCGTCCTCTCGCGCTGCCTTTCTCAACCTCTCGCGCATCGGACCAAGTACTGCCTCGCGCTCCTTTGCCATGGCAATCTCGCCCGCAATCGAGGCACGAGCGTTCACGCCGGCATCAATCGACGCAACGGCCTCGTCAATCTGGCCCAACCTCTTTTGCTCGTTGGCAAGTTTGATTGCCTGCTGCGTCGACAGCTCTATCTTCAATGACTCAATCAGCGCATCAACCGCGATTTTGTTGTTTTGGTTGGCCGTCACAACAAACGCGGTCTGCTCGGCATAGGCCTTCTGTGCCTTGATGGTCTCATAGATTTGAACGCCCAGCAGCACCTCGTCGCTGGTTGCCTGCCTGATAGCCGTAGACACTGACGAGATAGGTATGAGCAGCACCTCGAACACCTCTTTGGCTGTCCTCAGTGTTGCGATGACCGTATCAGTGGCTGCGTCGAGGTCGTCAGTGCCAACCACCGCCGTGAACAGAGAGCCCTTGAACTCGTCCATGGCCTGCGTGATGGACGCCATGGCAGTCGCACCCTTGTCACCCTGCGAAGCATAAAACGAGTCCATGCTCTGGCCGACAGCATCGAGCGCCTTGCCTACCCCTGCGAAGGCAATGCCGATGCCGCCAATGGCAGTGATGGCACCAGGACCGCCTATCTTGCTAATCAGGTTGCCGGCAGCGATGTCTGCTTGGTCAGCCACGTCTCGCAGCTGGTCAGTGAGCTTCTTGCCCTCACTGCCAAGCTTGACCATGCCGTCTTTGGCCTTGTCGAGCGAACTGACTAGGCCAGTGCTGTCGCCATCAATCTCTGCAACCGTCTTAGCCATGGGGTCAGCCCTTACCGAACATTTGTGCTATCCGCTCGGCCGACTTGCGCTTGCGCTCCTCGTACCGTCGACCACCCTCTTGCAGCTCGTACTGCACAAAGGTAGCCAGCTCAAGTTGCGAATGTGTCAGGTCCCGGGCCGTGACCGCAGGCGTGCCACGCTCAAGCCACTTGCCCACGCGGTTGGCCTCCCAAAAGCCACCAGGCTCGGTCGTGAGCACAAGGCAGGTGGTCGGCTTGGCCTCCATCTCCTCGTGACCTAGACCCTGCCTGTAACCCATCGTGCAGCCTCTCTCATGCCGTGTTGCGTCGGGACACTCCCAGCAGCGAAAGTTGTGCGACATCGTCAGCCGGGCAAAGTCTCGCCATGCAACACGGCTTAGGTTTTTGGGTAGCCCGCCGTCGCCACCGCCGATGCGATGGTGCCAAGGTCGGTCCAAGGTATCTTCACAAGCCATGCCGACCGCGCTGTTGCCGTGGCCTCCTTGTCGAGCTCCTGGGCAAACCCCTCGGAGGCCGACACGCAGGCCGTCAACAGGGTGATGTGCAGCTGCACCAGTGCCTCGAGAGCAGTCTCGTCGGCATCCTCGGCACGCAGCCGACCTCTCACCTTGTCGAGCGCACCGTAGTACCGGGCACCCTCGAGCGCGTTGGGCTCTCGCACCAACAGCCGACCCTTCTGGCTCTTGACCTCGACATCAATCCACATGTTCTCGTTGAACTCAATCATCCCATCCCCCTTGTCAGATTAGGTTTCAAAACCGATTGACCCGATTGCTGACACGCTGCTGGTGTTGACGATGCCGGCAAACTTGAGCCCGATGTTGCGGTAGCCGTTGCTCTCGCCAGGCGTCGGCCACTGAATCAGCTGCGCCTGATTGAGATAAAAATTCACAAACCAGGGGCTGACCACGACTGAGATATTAAGAGTGGTAGAGACCGTGTTGGCCTCGGCATCGGTCCAATCAGGCTGCAAAGTCTCTGACAGGTCAGCAACCTCAACCTCAATCGACGGCGAGCTGGTCAGCGAAATCATGGCGATGCCCATGCCATAGGTCTCACGCGCGTCGAGCACATCCGACAGAGCGAAGCCCGGGTCGTAAGCAACCTTGGCGAGGGCCGAGGTCGATGCGCCGAACTGCACACCCGACATCGTGCAGGCCGTGCCGACCAGAGGCGAGAGGTAGGTGTAGGTGGGCACAAGGTTGGTGCTGTCAGTGACCGGCCGCCACTTGCCCTTGATGGACCACTCTACCATCAGCTTGCCGCCAGCCTCAAACGAGAACTTGGGAATGCAGACGCAGCCCTCGGCCTCGTATCGCTTGCCAGTCGGGGTTTCCTCGTAGACCATCGTAAAGGTCGAGGTCGAGTAGGCGTTGGGCGAACGGCTCGCTGCGATGTCGTAGATAGCCTGGCTGCTGAAGATGAAGTCGTCACCTGCACCCGTAATCTTGAAGGGGCAGGACCGGAACAAAGCATACAGCGGGCTGCTCAGAGTCGTCGGGTTGACAGTAAATGTCTCGCCAGAATAGTTCCACAACAGCTCGGTCGTCATGCTGATGTCCCAGCCGATGCCGCCCGTCTTGGCTGCCAGCTCGCCACCGTAAGGCGTCATCGTGTCAGCGCGACGGATGATGCCAGCACCGCGAGGCGTGAACTTAGGTGTGCCAACACTCGCCACGAAGTCTGTGCCGGCAGGTGCACTGTAAGTGCCAGGCGTGGCCTCTAGCTTGATGTAGACGCCGCTTGTGTTACTCGCATTCAATACTTGAGCCATGGTCTACCTCGCTATGCCCCGTCGTTGATGGACGAGTATTGTTGCTCGAACAGTCTGCTGTATCACTGTCTGCCCCGTGTCATCGAGGCCAACGGCAAAGTCAGTCGGTGTCACACCAGAGCCAGGCAGGCAGTTGAAGATGCCGGTTTGCACAAAGGCCGGTGTGTTCTGATTGCGCGCATCGTAGTTGACTAGGCCATACACAGGCGAGGTCAAGATGATGAGGATGCCTTCGATGTAGGTACGCAGGCAGGTCTCGTAGACCTCCTCTGTAAACGGTGCCGTAGTCGTCAGAGGCTGCGCATCACCGAACCCATCGTAGTAGCCCCAGTCGGCATTCACCGACACCTCGAGCTCATGCACCTGGTCCATCGCACCGAGCGCGTCGATAATCTCGCTCGTGGTGCGCAGCACGCTCAAGCCAAAGGCAGGCTGCTGCTCGGCCGTCCACTGTGCACGACGGCTCGTGTAGATGTTGGCCGTCAGAGGCGATGGCAGCCCCGGCACGCCCATGCCAGCCAAGAAGGTGGCGTCACATACCGTAGGCCAGTTGGTCACCACCAAATCGCGTGCTGTGTTGCTGGTTACCTGTGGACCCCAGTAGAGCTCGGCGCTCATGGCTGACCTCCGACGCTCATCAGATACCGCACCGCAAACTCGTTGCTCGTGATACCGACCTTGGCACCTGACGCCTGCATCATAGCCAAGCTCTTCATCGCATCGCGCACCGCGTCGATGAAGGGGTCGCCAAACCGCACCATAGGCCGCTTAGGAGTGGGGATGGTCACAGTGCCACTCTTCTTGCGAGAGGTGCGGCGCGTGTAGGCTCCAACCCCCTTGTCGTGGTTGGCAGCATAGGGCACCGAGCTGCCCAGCTCGACCTTGTTGCCGGTCACTTTGTAGATGTAGTTGGGGTCGTTGACCAAGCAGAACGAGGGCCACAGCACCTCTTTGCCGCTCTTGGTCCTGCTCTGTGGCCGCGCGCTCCAACGCAGGATGCCGCCTGGCTGTATCGTCTTGACGCCGAGCGACCACCGCTTGATGGGTAGCCAGTATCGCTGCTCTTGCCGAGTGTAGCCTGGCCACTTGGGACCCGTGCTGCTGCCCTGCGTCGCAAACATCACACGGCGGCTCTCGGCCCATGCCAGGCTCAAGGTGCCGTTCTTATCGTCCCAGAACTTCTGCCAGTCCTTGGCGTTACGGATAGCCGTCTCGAGCTGGTAGATGCCCTCGTGGCTGTTGTCCTTCATGGTTATCTTGAAGCTGCTCATGACTACATACTATCTGTAGTGGCATTCGCTGCAAGTCTAGAACCACTGTTGATGCTCTTGACCTTAATCTCGGCCGCGTAGTCAGCATTGCTGTGCAGGATGTTAGGGGCGCTCGTGCCTGTCGGCCGAGTCTGACCCATGTCGCCCGGCAGCTTGCGCAGGCGGTCCATCAAGTCGTTGGCCTGCTGGTCCCAACCATCGGCTGCCGTGTTGCTGTTCTGATTGCGCATGCGAACGATGTCAGCAGCGAACTTGAGCAGGATGTAGCGGCCGGCCATGCGATACATCGGAATCGTCGGCTGCGCATCAAGGGCAGCAGGTGACACACCCATGCCCTCGAGGAAGCCGTTGATTTCGGCTGCGTGGTCGTCGATGATGCTGTTAGCCTGGGCAGAGGTCGGTGTGCTGTCGACAGCAAAAGCTATCTTGGGCAGTAACCTACCAACGTCGGCTGCAACGATGCCAAATGTGTAGATTGCCATGGTTCCCTCTTGAGTAGGATTGGGCGGGGGGATGAGCACCCAACCCTACTCGAGAGGGGCGAGCCGTAGCCCGCCCCCGTCAATGGCCTACGAGAGGCCGGTAGCGAGACGGGCCCACTTGTTGGCCGTGCCGCCAAGGACGGTCACGCCAAAGTCGGACTCGACATACATGCCAACGCCAGCCGGGTTGAACGCCGAGTAGCTGAAGAGCTGGCCGAGCGCAGCGTTGGGCTCCGGCGTCATCGTCTGAAGGAAGCCAGAGTCGCCATAGGCCTCGGCAACCTTGAACAGAGCGACGTTGCCCGTGGTCATGACAACCGAGCCAGTCTGAGTGGCGATGGTCGGCAGGTACTGCGGCATAATCTTGAGCTCAAGCGGGACGATGAGCTTGCTGCCAAAGAAGGCATTGAGCTGGGTCATGTCCGATGCGCCAGCACGGTACTGCGCAGTGCCGTCGCCCTTGGACGCAATGCCGTAGCCCATCTGAAACACTTCATTCTTCTGCATCAGGATGTTGGCAGTCGCAAGATTGCAGACCGCAACCCACTTGCCGCTCTCGATGTCGCAGCCGTCAGCAGCCGACGCCAGGAGGAAGTCGTTGAAGTCCTTCTGAAGCGTCGCAGCAGCCGTCGAGCCACCAGTGACAGCACCGGTGCTGGCAAAGTTGGCCGTGTCGTTGAGAGCAGCGCCAACAATCGCCGCGTGAAGCTGCGAGCCCTGCACCGCGAGCTTCTCGGCATAGCGCGCCTGGATGTCCTCGCCACGACGAGCGAACTCCTCAATCTGCTTGAGAGTGAGAATCTGGTGACCCCAGCGGTAGAGGCTGCTGTTGTAAGCAGCCGAGGTCACACGCAGACCGCCCGGCATCGCGGGGGTGTCGTAGTTGACAGCCTGCGGCACCTGGTTGCTGACATTGCCCGCGCCAGCCTGGAGCAGCGCGTCGTTCTCAGCGAAGTAGTGGTAGTAGCCCTGACGGGTCTCGACCTTGACCACCGGCGAGAGCTCGGCCGCAACCTTGCTCGAGGAACCGGTGCGGAAAAGCGAGATGCGCTGGAGGATTCCAGGACGCAGACCACCGGTGTTTACACCAACTGACGGGAAAGCATAAGCCATGACGAGACCTCGAGGTTGAGCACCCTAGGGTGCAGGTTTGTTAGGTTAAGCCTGTACCAGGTACGGTTGAAAGCGCATGAGGCACTGCTCGCTTGCGTTGGTGTTGGTCAGGGCAAGGCCCCAAATCCATGTGCCCACGCCGGCTGATGACTGCCCATCAGAGATGTAGGTGCCGTCTGCATCGTTTGCGTCGATGTACAAGAAGTCGCCTGCATTCACGCTACCGTAGGTGCTGATGAGCACCTGCACGACGCAGCCAATCTGGTCCACCATCTCGAGCGACGCATCGCCAATGAGCGACGGGTAGGTGCCTGGCGTGAGGCTGTCAGTGCCCGTCACAATCACAGCGTAGGGCCTATCACCGCCGGCAGTAGCGAGCTTGACCTCATTGGCACCGTACAGGAACACGCCACAACCCTCTTTGCTGGTCATGTCCGAATCAATCAGGTTGATGATGTTCGGTGTCTTGTAGGTGGTTGCGCCGAGAGCCATGGCTTAGACCTGCTTGATGAACGGCTGGAAGCGCATGAGGAACTGCTGGCCCGACGAGGCTGCCGTGAGCGCGTAGCCCCAAATATACTCGTTGACGGTCCCAGCGCCTGCGATGAACGCAGCGTTGCCGTCGACCTGGAGCGAGTCGCCAATCGCAATCGTACCGCCAGCACCGACCTGCACGACGCAACCGATGGCGTCGACAATCTCGAGCGCGCCAGCTGCAATCGGGCCGGTGTAGGTGCCATCAACCGAGGCAGCGCCAACAACGACGATGCCGTAGGGCAGCGAGGTCTGCGCTGTGGCAAGGCCAATCGTGCCCTGCGCAGTCAGCGTCACGCCACGACCTTCCTTGTCGGTGAGGTCGGCAGTGATGTTGGTAATCTGATTGGGGGTCTTGTATGTCAGGGGTCCGAGAGCCATGGTCAGTCTCCTTGCCCGTTATGGGCAGTTGGTTGTTAGTTGTTACCGCGAGTCGACTTCATCTCGAGCACCGCATCAGGCGCCTTGCCAAACGAGAGCCACGAGGCAGCGAGGCCAACCGTGATGCTCTCCTTGGTCGCCAGCTGCGTGATGAGCGACCATTGCTCGTCGTCAGACAGGTTGGCGAAGTGCTTGCTGCCCGGCTTGAGGGCCTCACCGAGGTTGGCCTCACGGGAGCCAACACCAACCGGTGCAATCGTGCGAGGAGCAGGGGCCGACGCCTTGGCAACAGCTGCCGGCGCGAAGTCAGCGAGCATCGCCTCGAACTTGCCTTTGCCGGCAATGAAGGCGTCAGCCAGCATCGTCTCAGTGGCCAAACTCACCTTGCGGTTGCCGAGCGAGGTGCGAACATGAGCCAGAGCAGCGGTGCGCTTGGCAACCGCCAGCTCACGCTTGAGCTTGATGACCTCAGACAGCAGGGCCTCATCGTCCTTGCAGTAGCCGGCCATCTCCTCCTGGTCCTCGGTGGCGCTCTCAACAGCCTCCTCGATGCCTTTGCCCTTCTCGAGCTCGGCAATCGCAGCAGCCTCGATGGCCTCGGCCTCCTCGTTGAGGTCGGGGTTGGCAGCGTGAGCCTCATCATGCAAAGCCGGGAACAGCTTGGCAATAAGAGCCTCAGTCGCAGCCGCGTCGAGGCCAGACTCGGCACAGTAAGCAGCGCAATCTTCTTTGGTCATCGCCATGTTAGCACCCTCTGAAAGTGATACGCCGCGCATGTCTGCAACGGGCACCTGTTGTGACTTGATTTGCGGGATGGTCACAAAGCTGACCTCACCGATGGCAAACGGGTAGCTCGGACTGTCGTCGAGCTCAGTGCCTGCCCATGCACGGATGTTCGGTGACACATAGGGCACCTCACCCGCATCAAACGCTGCTGCCCACTTAGGACTCGTGATGTCGAGACCGCCGTAAATCATGCGCGAGCTGGGCTGCTTGATGCCATGCGTTGCAGCCTCGGCCTTGGTCAGCACCACGATGCGACGCAGGTAGCCAGCCGCCGTGCCGTCCTTGTTGTGCTCCACCGCAATCGCAGGGGCATAGTCGGACAGCCAACGCTCGAGAGACTCGACCGCGTCATCGAACCGAAACTGCAACTTGTCGGCATCCGTCTCGGCTGCGTCAAAGCACCAGGTAGTGCCATGCGCGTTGATGCTGCCCTCTGGCAACAGAGACACCCAACGCAGCCCGGTGTCGTCACCTAGGTTGACCTGTTGAGTCTTGAGCTTGAGTCGGCTTGCACGCATGCACCACTCTTTGCACCGTACTGCACCCCACTTCTAGACCCTTGCAGTGTGTTGTCGCTGTGCTAGTGCGTCAACCGCTGCGCTAGTGCGGCACCTTCAACACGGGCGGTATTCTTTTGGACTATCCAATCACTCGTAGGCAGCGAATGGTCCTCGATGCTCTACTCATCTGCCATCGAAAGCCACTCATGCACCCCTCCCCTCGCTGGCTTGCCAATCACATCGAGCACTGGGGCGAGAAGGCTGTTAGGGCCGACATCTGCAACCTTGTCATGTCTGGTCACATCATCGGCATCGAGAGGGTGCTTGGCTCGGCTGCATTCAGATACCAACTCTCAAACTGCGACTGCACCTACTGCACCTCGAGGCCCTCATGACTGACACACCCTGCAAGCCATGGCATCTGCCCCTCTCGGCCGAGGCCAAGTTCCGGGCAATCAACCACATCCGAGAGCGGCACGAGACACTCCTGGCTGTTGGCCCCGTCGTCTTTGCCAGCATGGGCAGGCATGACCGCGAGCGGTATGCTCACATCCAGCTGCTCAACCATGGCTACGAGGCCCAGCTCTACACCGAGCCAGTGCCCGACTAGCGCGAGTAGATGGCAAACCAGCCGCATCTGCATCGACCCGCGCCACCTAGGCAGTTGGGGTCGGGCAACGGGGGCAGCTCAAGGCCAACACCCGGCGTCACAAAGTCGGCAACCCTCACTCGCTCGCCCGTGTCAGCAGCTGCACAGATGCTGCACCGCTTGCCGTCGGGGATGCTTGAGCGCACCACGAAGGTAGGCACCGCGCCAACCGCCGTCGGAGCCTGTGCATACGTCGCCGTGCGTGCCGCCGCTTCTACCATGTTGCGACTGTCTCGAGCCGAGTCGAGCAGGCCGAGGGGCGTGATGCGGCTGACCCATGTGGCAGGGTCGGCACCGGCTAGCAGCGCATTCTCAACCTCCGTCTGCACTCGGTTGCAGATGGTCTCGGCCGCCGTCTGTGTCAGTGCCGCCGCTCGAGCGAACTGGGCCGAACTCATGTCAGCCATGGCTTTGCTCGCCGTTGCTACCTCGGCCGCCGGCATCGTGTTGGCAGGTGCATCAGGCAGCGACTTGCGCGCCTCGTCTAACACATCGCCCTCGACAGCAGTGCGCAGCTGCGCAGCGTTGTTTGCTAGGCTCTTGTTGTAGAGGTCCAAGAACTGAGCATAGATGAGCTCACGCTCGCCAGCCTGCCAGCCATTCTTGAGAGCAGCCTTGACCGCACCTCGATGAGCCGACGCTATCGCCTCAATGCTCATGCTCAACTTGGCGTCGAGGTCCTGGCGTGACTCGGCCAAGGTTACCCAGCCGACCACGAGCTCCTCGGCTCGCAGCTCACGAGGTGCCAAGAACTCTTTGCCGTCGCCTCCGACTACTAGTACGCCTTCACCTTCGCCGTCGCTCAAGTCACCACTGCCCTCGATGCAGCCCTCGCCTAGCCGTGCTGCCCTGTGGTGAGCTGCCGAGGCATAGGCCATCATCAGGCCGCGCACCCATTGCTTGCACTCGTTGCCGCCTCGCAGCTGGTACGAGTGATAGCAGGCGCCCTTATCAGTAAACGACTTGGTGCTCGCTACCCTCGGCAGCGTTGCACTAAACCACTCTGCCAGGCGCATCACCCGGGACCATGCCAACCGCTTGCCAGCTGCAAGGTCACGCGCAATCAACAGCGCCTCGGTGTCAGAGGTCTTGCCCTTGCTCACCGACCGATGGGCCTCGAGAGCCGCAGCTGCTGCCGTCCTCACCGAGTCAGGCACCACCACATCGGGCCGCTCTGCAAGCGAGGCCGACAGTATCACTGCTCGGTCGCCCAAATCACTAGCCGCTCGCTCGAGCTCGGCAACCTTGCGCTCTGACCATGCCTTGCCGCCATCGCCTCCCCACAAGCCCCATGCGATGCGACCTGCCGAGGGGAAACCGTCCTCGCCGCTGTTGAAGCCAGTGGCGTTGCTGTCGACATCGTGCCGGGCAAAGAACGATGCCATGCGACGCACCGTGTCAGGCGACATGTTCTTGCCGTTGCTGATGTCTCGAGCGCGGGCGACGCCTACCTCGGTTCCGCCTCGGCCGTGCGCCCGCCGCCACTCAAGAGCCCACGCTGC